GAGCAGAAGAAGCAGGTAGAGCACGTCGTGAATCACGTATGTATAAAAAGAAAGCGATGCTAGAACAATCGCGTAGACTAGGCACATTACTTTCAAAAAAAAAGTGACAGAGGACGAGGAAGCGCCTAGCAAACTCGTACAAGTTTTACGCACAATAATCGGAGATGCTGATCAAAAAGGCGTCTCCGTTTTTCTTCACTTCAATAAGCCAAAAAAAGAAGACATCCGTCAAGGATCAAAGAATCTAGATCTCAATAAACTTATGCAAAATGTGGGCGGCGAGCAGTTTGATTATGATACGTTCGTAGCTGCTTATGAAACTGACCCACGTATAAAAACTATGGTCAAGAATTACAACAAAACAGGTATCGAGCCTAAAACTGCTAAAGAAGATCCTAATGAAGCACCCCAAGGAGATTCACAAGATGGCGGCGATACTGTGAACCAAATGGCCAAACGTGCTACTGATGTGGGCGCAGATCTATAATTTTTCTTGACAATCAACAAATTATCAGTTATACTTATTAACAATAAGAGGATGAATAATGACCAATAGAACAGACGAAGAAATTATTGCACAAATAAAAGAACTTATCGAAACACAAGTAAAGCCTGCTGTTGCCGGTCATGGTGGTAATATTGAATTTATTAGTTATGAACAAGGCAATCTATTATTAGAGCTAGGTGGAGCATGTTCTGGGTGTGCAGGTAGTACTATGACACTGAAGATGGGTGTTGAAAATATGCTAAAACACTTTGTGCCTGAAGTAGAAACCGTAGAGGCGTTTGACGATCCTTTCTCAACTGTTGACCCTTTTTATACAGACCCTTTCATGTTTGATAGCTGGGAAACAATTGATTTAGAGGATGTTACTGATGACCCTGATACTGAATAAGTTTAATTATCAGCCTATCAGTAGAAAAGAGATAGAGGGTAAGAGATTATACGCTACTCCTGATGGAAATGCAGTAGCCTCTGTCACAACTATCCTCGACGCTACCAAAGACAAGACACACCTTATTGCTTGGCGTAAGAGGGTTGGTGAGCAAAAAGCACAAGAGATTACCACCGAAGCGGCTGGGGTTGGGACTCGTATGCACAAATATCTTGAGGACTATATTGACACAGGCGAATGGCCTCACCCAGGTAGCAATCCTTATGCACAACAAGCACATGGTATGGCCGAGGTTATTCGCGACAATGCAATGGCCCATGTAGATGAAATATGGGGGTCTGAAGTAAATCTATACATGCCCAGCATGTATGCAGGAACCACGGACCTTGTAGGCCAATACAAAGGACAACCTTGTATAATGGACTTCAAGCAAACAAACAAACCCAAGAAGGTCGAATGGGTGGTGGATTACTTCTTACAACTGGTAGCCTATGCAGAAGCACACAATGAAATCTACGGTACTGACATACGCGAAGGGCATGTGTTCATGTGCAGCCGAGCAGGAGAATATCAACAATTTGATGTTTGGCCCGACGAGTATGAAGAATGGCGTCAAGAATGGTATAATAGGGTCTATACCTATTACGAGAAATACGCATAAATACTCGTAGCAGGAGAATATAGATGGCTGTAGTACAGATTTCTAGGATACAAGTAAGACGCGGACAATCGCAACAAGGTAGCGGAGTCCCTCAATTAGCATCAGGTGAGCTAGGTTGGGCAGTAGATACAAGAGAACTTTACATAGGTAATGGTAGTGTATCAGAAGGTGCACCAGCAGTTGGAAACACTAAAGTTCTTACACAATACGATAATCTTTTTAGTGTTGCAGACACGTATATCTATAAAGACGGAGCAGGAACAGTAGCTACCGGCGGTATTGGCGGAACAGCAGTACAAAGAACATTACAAAATAGACTAGATGATAGGGTAAGTGGTCGTGCATTTGGACTTACAGGCGAAACTACACAAGTAGCAACTAACAATCTACAGACTGCAATCGATCAACTTTTCATTAATGATGCCACAAAGGAAAATCCAAGTAGCAGAGTAGTTCTGCATCTTGAGCCAGGTGAATACATTATAGACGACACAATTTATATTCCGCCGTTTGCTACTATCATAGGTGCTGGCGCAGATAAGACTATTATCAGAACTAGCACAGCATCAACTGACATTTTTAAGACAGTGAATAGCAGTAGCACTCCGGGTTCCCCTGCAGATAATTCTACATCAACGTTTGCAAATCAAGCCCAAAAAATCACTTTAAAAGGACTCACTCTAGAAACAACTGTATCAAACAATGCACTAGTTTTAGATTGCTGTCGTGACAGCATATTTGAAGACATAAGAATAAAAGGTCCTTGGACAAGCGGGGATGCCTTTGGTACAGATATTGGTATTAGTTTAAATAATTTAAGTTTAGTAGCTAGTGTAGTAGAAACTAGAAACAATAGTTTTACAAATGTAACCGTAAACGGATTTACTTATGGCATTAATTCAGATTGGGATACAAACAAAAACAATTTTATTGATTGTGATTTGTATGACCTAGGGTATGGAGTAACTTTCGGAACTAACCTAGAAACACTAGACCCAGATCCGCTTTCCAGCAAAAACTATGGGCCGTATCATAATACATTTGAACGTTGTAGATTCCATGATATCGATCGTCAGGCTATTTGGATCAAGTTTGGAGAATGGAACAACAGTATCAACAACACTTACGAATTGTGTGGTAACGATGGCGGGGCAGATTACCAAAATCAGCACAGTATATTAAAATACAACACTGCCACCAATGTAAGTCAAGATGATTACTTTACAAGAACAAACATATTAGGGTTTAATCAAACCTATTGGACTAGTTTCAATTACTTGCCTGAAATTGAAGGCAATATAAACTGTGTTTTTGGTGAAAAACATAAACAAACAATTACCTATACAGGGTTAGATGGCAGTTCAGAACCTATATATTCAAAAATCTTTAGGTTACCTGCAGAAGTTGATGTTGCTAATCAAACATTCGAACTAGATTATATTATTACTAGTCGAAGTTATGCAGCGCACAGATCAGGAACACTTACAATAATTTGTGATGGTGTTAATAAAACTTTATTGGTAAATGATGACCACAACTTTATTGGTCAAGGCGGCGACACTTATTTTGACAAAATTTATTTTGATGCTATAATACAGTCATTCAGTGGAAATGCGAGTGTGATTGATGTAAGAGCATCTAGTCAAATGCCAAGCGATGATAACTCGCAAATAGAATTTAAAGTCAAACTGAAAAAAACTGATATTGATGCAGTAGGTGAATAATGTTTGATCGAAAATACGAAGACAGACTGCATGCCTGGAGTTGTCTTCGGCAGGATTTGGAAACTTCTAGTTCTCCATTTCAAGATGTACTAGACTTTTATAATATGGCTCCTCGGGTTAGTATCGCTACTGATCCATGGGATAATTCACTTTGGCCAAATCCCTGGGAGTTAATTTTTGAAAATCAGTACGATGAATTTTTGACTGTACTAGGACAGTGCTATTCTTTACAGTTAACCGATCGTTTTTCGGACTTTTCGTTCGAGATACATATTGGTATAGATAGAGAACAGAGTAGAACTTGTTATCTTCTAATCATTAACAGCACAACTGTATTAGGATGGGATGAATCTTATGTTGATATCAAAGATATACCAAAAAGCTTCGAGTCGCAAAAGGTTTATAGGATGCCATCACTCCAATAAATATTTCATTACATAACAAAGAGGAAAGAGAATGTCAAACGGAACTATGATCGTAAAGCGCGACGGCCGCCGCGAACACCTAGATATCGACAAAATTCATTTTGTCGTCGAACACGCATGTAGCAATCTTGCAGGAGTAAGTAGCAGCCAAATTGAAATGAACGCGAATTTACAGTTCTATGACGGCATGAGCACCGACCAAATCCAAGAAGTATTAATTCGTTCAGCAAACGATCTAATTTCTCTAGATGCTCCTAACTACCAGTATGCAGCCGCAAGATTACTTTCATATGGACTGTACAAGCAAGTGTTTGGTAGATTTGATTCTGTACCTCTAAATCAAATAATCAAACAAAACATCGAACGCGGAGTATATGATCCTGAAATATTAGATTGGTATACAAAAGAAGAAATAGATCGACTTGACAGTTATATGCATCACAAGCGCGATGAAAACTTTACCTATGCAGGGTTGCGTCAGGTAGTAGACAAATACCTTTGTCAAGATAGAAGTAGTGGAGAAATTTTTGAAACTCCGCAGTATATGTATATGATGATTGCGGCAACACTATTTGCTAACTATCCAAAAGAAACACGCATGCACTATGTAAGGAGATACTATGATGCGACCTCCCTTTTTAGAATCAATATCCCAACGCCAGTCATGGCCGGTGTGCGTACACCTGTTAGACAGTTTGCTTCGTGTGTCCTTGTTGACAGCGACGATACCCTTGACAGTATTTTCGCAAGCGATATGGCGATCGGACGCTACACAGCACAGAGAGCAGGCATCGGAATCAACAGTGGGCGCATCCGCGGAGTCAACAGCAAAATCAGAGGCGGAGAAGTAGCACACACAGGTATTGTTCCGTTTCTTAAGAAGTTTGAAAGCACGGTTAGATGTTGTACACAGAACGGTGTACGTGGTGGTAGTGCTACTGTACACTTCCCTTTTTGGCACCAAGAAATAGAAGACATCCTTGTGCTTAAGAACAACAAAGGCACAGAAGACAATCGTGTGCGTAAGTTAGACTATTCAATTCAACTTAACAAACTAATGTACGAAAGACTTTTATCCCAAGGCGAAATTACTCTTTTCTCGCCACATGATGTCCCAGGATTATATGAGTCGTTCTACAGCGACCAAGACAAGTTTAAAGAACTGTACGAAATGTACGAACGCAAAACAAGCATCAAGAAAAAGAAGATCGATGCTATGGAATTATTTTCCGCTCTAGTCAAAGAACGTGCTGAAACAGGACGCATTTATATTATGAATGTGGATCATGCAAACACACACAGTTCGTTTAAAGATACTGTATATATGAGCAACTTGTGCCAGGAAATTACACTGCCAACTAAACCTCTACAGCACATCGACGATCCAGAAGGAGAAATAGCACTATGTATCTTAAGTGCTATCAATGTCGGCTTGATTAAGCAGTTAGATGATCTAGAAGAATTGTGCGATCTAGCAGTTAGAGCATTGGAAGAAATTATTGACTATCAGCGTTATCCAATCAGAGCAGCAGAAATAAGCACAAAGGCTAGACGATCTCTGGGCATTGGATATATTGGTCTAGCACATTATTTGGCAAAAAACAAAGCACAATACAGTGATCCACACGCATGGAAACTTGTACACGACCTCACAGAGGCATTCCAATACTATTTGCTAAAAGCATCAAACACACTTGCTAAAGAGAGAGGTGCATGCGAGTATTTTGACCGCACTAAATATAGTGACGGCATTCTTCCAATTGACACATATAAGAAGGATGTTGATACTATTGTAGCAAACGAGTTGAATTATGATTGGGAGAGTTTACGAGCCGACATCAAGGAACACGGTGTACGGCACTCAACACTGTCAGCACAGATGCCATCGGAAAGCAGTTCAGTTGTGTCGAATGCAACAAACGGTATCGAGCCACCTAGAGGATACTTGAGTGTTAAGAAGTCAAAGAAAGGACCTCTCAAGCAGATTGTTCCACAATATCAAAGCCTTAAGCAACATTACACCTTGTTATGGGACATGCCAAGCAACGAAGGTTACATCAATGTTGTCGCAGTAATGCAAAAGTTCTTTGATCAGGCCATTAGCGGCAACTGGAGTTATAATCCGACACACTTCCCTGATAACGAAGTGCCGATGAGCGTGATGATGAGAGATCTACTCACAACTTACAAGCTAGGATGGAAGACTAGTTACTATCAGAACACATATGATTATAAGACAGATCCAAGCGAAATTGAAGAAGAAACGCCACAAGTGCAATTATCGCCAAGCGAGGCTGACGAGGGCGGAGAGTGTGAGGCTTGTGCAATCTAATAGGTTGACAGTTGAGAATAAGTAGTATAGTATATAGGACGTAAAAAGGAATAAAAAATGTCAAAGACAGTATTCAATAAAGATAAAGTAGATTTCACGAAAGAAAATATGTTCTTTGGTGCCCAGCAAAATACACAGCGTTACGATACATTTAAGTTCCCTGTGTTTGACAAACTTAACCAAACCATGTTGGGTTATTTTTGGCGTCCTGAAGAAGTATCTCTGCAGAAGGATCGCGCAGACTATGCTAACTTCCGACCAGAACAGAAGCACATCTTTACTGCTAACCTAAAGTATCAAACACTGCTAGACAGTGTACAAGGACGCGGCCCATGCCTAGCATTTCTGCCGCATGTATCATTGCCTGAACTAGAAGGCTGCATTGTTACTTGGGACTTCTTTGAAACTATTCACTCACGCTCATATACACACATTATGAAAAATGTATACGCAGATCCCAGTGAAGTGTTTGATACCATTCTTGATGATGAAAAGATTCTCGACCGTGCGGTCAGTGTTACTAAACACTATGATGCGTTTAATGATGCAGCAGATGCCTACTTCCACCGAAAAGAAGGCACAATGCGCGATGTTAAAAAGAAACTATACCTAGCTATGCAAACCGTGAACATTCTTGAAGGGTTGCGTTTTTATGTATCGTTTGCTTGCACGTTTGCATTTGGTGAACTAAAACTAATGGAAGGATCTGCAAAGATTATTTCTTTGATTGCTCGAGATGAAGCACAGCATTTGGCATTAAGCACACACGTTCTTAAGTTGTGGGCACAAGGTAAAGACGACCCTGAAATGGTTGATATTGCGAAAGAGTGCGAAGAAGAAGTATACAATTTATGGCGCAATTGTGTACAAGAAGAAAAGGACTGGGCAAACTATTTGTTTAAGGACGGTAGTATGATTGGTCTTAATGAAACGCTTCTACATCAATATGTAGAGTATATTGCAAACCGCAGATTAAAAGCATTAGGAATGAATGCGATTTTTGATGCGCCTGTAAACACCAATCCTTTACCGTGGACACAACATTGGTTATCTAGTTCAGGACTACAAGTTGCTCCGCAAGAAACAGAAGTTGAAAGCTATATCATTGGTGGTATCAAGCAAGACGTAGACAAAGATATGTTAAAGGGATTTAGTTTATGATTTTGATTTACGGAAAATTAATGTGTCCATTCTGTGACAAAGCAAAAGCATTTTGCGAACAGCGTGGGTTTGACTATGAGTATAAGGTACTAGATACCGATTACACAAAAGAAGAATTACTAGAAACATTTCCAGGCGCTCGCACAGTTCCGCAGATTGTTATCAACGGAGAGAAAGTTGGCGGCTATGAAGGATTTATGAAGTATATAGAAGAAACAGGCTATAACGGAACAGGACATACATTATGATTATTGAAGCTCCATACAAAGCGCAAGATCCTATTACTATTAGAACATCAGCAGGCGAAGAAATTGTTGCAAGATTTGTTGAGGAAGATGATAAAACTATCACAGTAAATAAGCCTCTTACACTACAAGCAACTCAACAAGGCATAGGACTAGGTCCATTTGCATTTACTATCTCTCCGGATGCGAAAGTCAAATTAAACAAAAGTGCAGTTTTGTTCGTACACAAAACAGATGAAGAAATGGGCAAACAGTATGTTCAAAGCACTACAGGGATAGCACTTTAATCAGCCAACGGCGCGTCGATAAATACATTCATAGAAGGATGTATTATGAGTTTATATCGCGGCGCACCATTTGACGAAAACAATCTATTCACAAGAAAGGCAGTTGACGGAGGCAAATTAGTCTACGGCAACCGTAACGACTTTGTTAATATAAACGGCGGCGGATTCACAGAAACACAGCCATATCAAAACGGTGGACTCCTTCCTAAACAAGGAACAGCAACTTATGTTCCCGATCCTAACTATGGTCCAACAGGACCAATTCAAGGGAGTTAGTAGATGGCAGAGTTAGGTAGTATTCTACTACGTCGCGGAACTACAGCAGAAAGACTGGAATTTGTACCCCTTAAGGGCGAAATTATCTATGACACTGAATTAAAACAGGTGTTTGTAGGTGATGGCGAAACCTATGGCGGCCGAAGTGTGTTTAACGACACAGTAATTGTTGATGAAGAAGGCACTGTTAAAGTAGGAGACAATGTCGCAGTCATAGTAGGCGACGACGGGCTTGCAAGAAGTTTGAGATTGCCAGGCGGCAAAGATAGCGAACGACCTAATCCTGTTCAAGGAGCTCTACGTTTTAATACAACAAGCAAAACACTAGAATTTAGTGACGGTGACGAATGGTACTTCCTAGAAAAAAATGCAATCGACGGTGATGTAATCGAACTTTATGTAAGTTTAGATGGAACCGATAGCAGACGCTATGGAGCTCAAAGAGGACGCAGTGCAGGCACAGCTTTTAGGACACTTAACGCAGCGATGCGTGAAGCAGAGGACATAGTCAATGCTCGACCTGAAACAGAACCTTTTGTAAACGAAGAACAACCCTACAGAAAAGTTCAAGTCCTAGTCAAAGTTGCTACTGGAATTTACGAAGAACATCTTCCAATACGTGTTCCGCCTAATACATCTATATTCGGTAGCGGCCAACGACGTTGTACTGTTCGACCTAAAGCTGGCGTGCCATCTGAATCACCATGGGCTAAAATACGCTTTTGGAGAGAGACTTACGATTATCCAAACGGCTATTTTGGGTATCATTATCTAACAGATCCTAGAGACGAGTTTTCAACTCCAAAAGACAATACCGATATTGATATCTTTTTGTGTAATGACACAAATTGGTTCCACGATTTTGGCACTGACTTGCATAATAGCTTCTGCTTTGTGCTTGATCCCGAAGGTCAGATTCTAACTAAATCTCCTTATCCACACACAGGAGTTTGCTTTGCCAAAAGTAGTTACGACACAGATCCTTACACAGTAGGCTTCCATGGTGGCATGTTCGCTGATGGATTTACAGGCAATCAAGATTTTAACATTGATAGTGTAGAGTCAGACGGAGCAATGATCACTAGCGGCTACTGGCGCAAGCCTAACATGCCTACAGCATTCTATATAGATGGCGAGCGTTATCAAGCAGACAGTGCCGAATCAACACAGCTTTTCGAAGATGATGCAGCCGCATTGCTTGACCTAAACAAAGATTTTATTGCAGAAGAAACTGTACAATATGTAAATGATACTTATATCTTCGAATACAATGAAGATAAATGTAGACGTGATTTAAATATCATCCTACGAAATGTAGGATACGATGCTGTGCTGGGAACAAACTTTTTAACCAGACTCACAGCATTGTCTTACCTACGTCCAAACAGCGCATATGTTTTATCAGAACAAAAACCGCAAACAGCAGGCGGTATAAATTATGCAAAAGGATTGGCAAACACAAGCCTAACATCTCACACTCCTACTCAAGCAAAAAATATCGAATTGTTTGATGATATCATCGATACTATCAACAATGGAGAAGGTGCTACCGATACATTGTATTGGCCAGAAAAAGTTTATGATGATAGCAAAGACAGTGCAAGACAAATATTGACTACCAATTTAGACTTTATAAAGCAAGAATTAGTTGCATGGATTACCTATCAAATTAATAATGAAATTGCTCCTTTTACAAGTTCATACACGTATGATCAAGAAAAGTGTAAACGTGACACAGAATTTTTAGTAAATGCTGTAATCTTTGATCTACTGTACGAAGGCAACTATGCCACAAAAGAAATTGCAAACAGTTATTGGCTAGGTATAACAACGCAAATACCAGGTCAGCAACAGCAACACAGTGCGGCATTTGGATTTCTAAAAACTGTAATCGCAAAAGTTTTACAAAATGATGAAAACATTGATTGGTTAGACAAATACCAGTTAGACGTGCCTCAACAACTTATCGGTGATATTACAGCTGTCGATACGACATTGATTACGAAAGCAGAATCTCTTGTAACGATTGTACAAGAAGTTGTAATTAACGGTACAAATTATGCTCCTTTAACAGAATTTCCAAACTTTGATATTCTGGTAACTAATAGACCTCCGCTATTCAAAGAAGAATTACAAAATGCAATCAGTGCAAGAAGTCAATTAGTAAGTGATACTACTTCTATAATTGACAGCACAATTAGTTTTATTGATACAGCCTATGCGAGTTTTGTCTATGATGAAGCTACTTGTCGGAGAGATATAGGATTAATCATCGAAGCAATGAAACACGACCTAATCTATGGCGGCGAAGTAGAAACAGTAAAAGCAGCAAAAAGTTATTTTGAAACCGGCAGCACAGTAATAGCAGATCAAGAAGCGGAAACTGTTGATGCATTAAACTATGCTCGCGACCTTGCAATAAATGTTGTCAACAATAGTGTTCCTAGTTATGTTTACCAAGAAACTATTACACAAACACAAGACAGTAACTATCAAGCAGGTATAGGAATAGACACAAGGATTGAATATCTTTTTGGGTTGGTTACAAATTGCATTACAAACTTCAATGCAATCAAAGATGCACATGATTTGCTTGAGCAAAACAAAGAATGGATACAGGATGAAGTAATTGCGTTTATCGCAGCTACCTATCCCAGTCTTTCTTATCAAACAGATATATGTCGCAGAGACACAGGTTATATAATAAGTGCTATATCAAATGATTTGTTTGCAGGGTTTGTTAGATCTGAAGAGGCAGGAAGAGCTTATTACAGAGGACAGAGCGCAGTAGGCAATACAGAGGTTGTGCTTAACGAACAACGTGCTGAAACTGTTGCTGCTAATGAATACGCACGTAGTCTTGTTGCCCAAGTATTATCAAACTCAACGTCTAACGAAAATTATCCTTCTAGCCCTTATCAAGCAGTATCATCACAAACTACTGATTTATCCGTAACTGTTAGTAATACTATCAAACAAAAAGCAGACGACTGTTATGCAATAATAATAGACATCATAGGTGATGGCGGTGAAAGTGCAGGGCCAGGTGCCCTTCCGACCTACAAAATAAATGTCAATGATAATACACCACTGTCAGATGATTTAGCAGACAGAAATGCTATAATGATTACTGCTGGTAACAAATCTTTTGTTGCAACTGACTGGACAATGTTTGGCAATCTAGGTTATGGTGTTCTTGCTCGTAACAATGCTAGATGTGAGCTGGTAAGTATTTTTACATATTATTGCGGTTACACTTATAAAGCTGAAAGCGGATCAGAAGTACGGTCACTCAACGGATCAAGCTCCAACGGCATCTATGGACTAGGAGCAGAAGGAAGGAATCCGTTTGAAGTGCCTATAAGAGCAACTACATTGTCCGAAACTGTATATGTAGCTCAAGCAGATAGTGCTGTAGTAGGGGACAATGTTTTAGGAGATCTACAGATTGTTATAAAAAATGCTGTAGACGTCAACGGAAATCCTGCACAGTTTTTCAATGTAATGGTGGCAGAAGTTGATCACGGGTTGCCCACAGGTATTGTCCGATACGAAATAGGTAATTTCCAAGGAAATAGTTTAAACATAAGAGGAAGTGCGCAGGGCCTTTTAGCAGACATTCCAGATGGTAATAATATTAACATAAGACTCTTACAAGAATATGAAGTTTCTACAAGTCAAGACATAAGTCAACTTCTATTAGGTGCTGCACTACTATATGACAATGATCCTAATATAGGCTACAGGATTATTAATATAGAACCAAGTGGCGATAACTTTAAAATTCGAACAATCCCTACACTAAATCATATAACCGTTGTTGCAAACGGAACAACTACTGCTGGTAATACAGATATAACAATTAACAATATTAACTATAGTGAAGACGAAATTCTCAACAGGCGCATAGGATACAAAGGAAGTATCTATAAAGTAGCAGGCTATAACGGAACAACTACACTCACTGTGACACCTGCTCTAAATGATGACGTAGACGACTTACAAAACTTAAGGTTAAGTCCTCAACCGGGGTTACAGGGCGATATTTTCACTGACTTTAGTATTGTTAAAGCTGGTAATCATGACATGCTTGACATAGGCACTGGTGCTTATGAAGATTCAAATTATCCTAGAGAATTGTATGGTCCTCCTACTAGACCAGCAGTTCAATCTCAAGAAGTAGACGAAGTTGCTCCAGGGCGTGTATTCTTTGTTACAAATGATCAGGATGGTAATTTTAGAGTTGGTGAATTCTTCCGAGTCAATCAAGGCGATGGTAGTATATCGTTTAATGCGGCTATTGCATTGAGCAACCTAGATGGATTAGGTTTTAGTCGTGGTGTAACTATAAATGAGTTTAGTGCAGACAGTGATATGTCTGATATAAGTGACGAAGCCGTCCCAACAGAACAGGCGGTTGTTAACTATATTAACAAGAGACTTGGGCAAGATACAGCAGGGATAACAGTAGGAGCAACTAGATTAGGTGCCGGCACTCTAATGCTAGACGGCAGCCAAGCAATGGAAGGCAATATCGATATGGACGGTAACGATATTGTAAATCTAGGAGAACTTAATGTAGATGATATTACAGCTGATTCAGTAGAAGCACAAACCCTAGACGTAAACGTAAGTGCAACTGTAGCAACACTGAAAGTAGAAGATCTCACACAAGATAGGATACTTGTGACAGGTACAGGCGGTGAATTACAAGATTATGGTGAATTAACATTTGACGGCAATACATTAACTGTAATAAGTTCTAGTTCTACAACAGCACTGGATGTCACAGGCACTGTAAACTTTAATGGTGAATTTAATTTAGACGGGGATCTTTATTCTAGCGGAAATATAATACCAACACTTGGAGATGTATGGAGTTTAGGAACTGAAGCAAATCCTTGGGCAGAACTATATCTAGGTCCCGGAAGCCTTTACATCAACGGTAAAAAAGTAATTTCAGACGAAACAGATGAAATTACAATTAGTACTGCTGATGATCAAAATATTCGAATCACCGCAAGCGGGACTGGACAAATCACTCTAGCTTCGCATACTACAATTCCTACATTAACAGCTAATTCAATAAATGTAGATGACATTTCATTCGATAACAACGAAATTACAATAAATGGTAATGTAATTAGGGCTACAGGAACTGCGTCTAGTGGTACTATTACACTGCTACCAGGACTTACAGGAGAAACACTTGGCGATGTAAGCGTGATAGGCAATCTATCTGTCACAGGTACTTTTAGCACAACTGAAACTCAACTTACAAATCAGGTTATAAGTGGTAATTTATCAGTTGAAGGCAACACCACATTAGGAACAGATGCTTCAGATACTGTAACTTTTGAAGGTGAATTGAACAGTGATATTATACCAAATGTGACAGGTACGTATGATTTAGGCACAGATACTTTGAGATATCAAAATTTTTATAGTGAGCTAGTTGACACACAAAATATAGATGTAAGAGCTGCTGGAGATATTACAGTTTATGATAGCACTAGCCCAACACCTTTAGTAGTATTCAGTGTCAACGGCGGCACTGGCAATGTAGAGACAGAAGGCAACGTTGTAATTAATAATGAAGGCAACTTTACTATTTTCGATAACTCAACTCCTACGCCACTAGGTGTTTTTACAGTCAACGGTTCAAGTGGAACTACCTTTATCCGCAAAGGTGGTGTGTTAAGAATTTATGAAAATGACGCTACTCCGGCAATTATGTTTGAAGCTAGTGGTGCCACAGGTGATGTCTATGTAAAAAATGATGTAGACATTGATGGAGATGTTGATATTGCTGGCAACCTCACAGTTGGTGGCACTGTTCTATCTGATCTTACTGTTGAAGATAATACGGTTGTTTTAAACAGCAATTATGCAGGAGATCCTGATGTAGACGGAACTGATGCAGGATTAGAAGTTGAAAGAGGTACAGGCACAAATGTTTTAATAAAATGGAATGAAACAACAGACACATGGCAGCTGACTAACGACGGCTCTACTTATGATAACATAGCAGTAGCAGGTGATGTGAGTGTAGCAGCAGGAGATAGTAGGTTAGATAGTTTATCTTTTGCCACAGGCACAGGTGTGCTAACTGCAACAAGAGGTGACGAATCGACTGCTACAGTAGACCTTGATGGCCGATATGTACTAATTGGCGGAGATACTATGACTGGTACATTGGAAGTAGATACTATTTCTAGTGCTAGTGACGACACAAATCTTAAACTGTCAGGCAAAGGCACTGGCATTGTTGAAATAAATGATAACCTATATTTGAATAGCGGCAATATTATTTTTGAAGGCGATACTAGCGTCCACGAAACTACACTTACGTTAGTTAATCCTACAGCTGATAGGACCATTACTTTGCCCAATGCTACAGGTACGGTTGCAGTCAGTGTAAGCGACACAAGCACAACTGTGCAAAGCGAGTTAGACCTAGATTTTACTTTAAGTGCAGCTGGCAACATCAGCGCCACAGGTAGTGCAGAAGGACTGGCAACTACAGATTCGCCTACGTTTGCTGGACTTACAATAAATGGTGCAACTATTGTTTTTGAAGGGGATACAGCTAATGATTTTGAAACTACATTTACTGTTACAGATCCCACAGAAGACAGAACTATTACATTCCAAAACGCAACTGGTACAGTAGCTCTCACCGATGATATTAAAAACAGTTCCATTACAATTACAGCCGGAGTGTACTTGAGTAATGGCGAAGTAGATACTGATTTTAGCACAAATCAAAGCAGCGATCAGACTATTACCATTGATCACAATGACACAACTAGGACTGATACAACAAGTACAGAAACTGCAACCGACGGTGGTACCATAGATGTAGTAAGTGGAGTTAGCACTAATACCACAGGACATGTTACTGCTATTAATGTAAAAACTGTAACACTTCCTTCATTCCCAGCAGAAGCAGACACACTTGATACTGTCGCGGATCGAGGCAGTACAACAGATCAAACGATAACAGTTGGTGGATTACAAACAACCAGTATAACAACAGGCGGCGCTGCTACAGCTGGTACCGTGACTGGCACATGGACTCTTACAACAGGATCAAAATTCGAAGCAACCTACGCTGACATTGCAGAAATATATTCTAGTGACGCAGAGTATGAACCAGGAACTGTAGTAATGTTTGGAGGCAGTGCAGAAGTTACACTGGCTAAAGGATTTGCTACTACAAAATTAGCAGGCGTGGTCACTACTAATCCTGCGTTTGTAATGAATAACATGGCAGAAGGCATTGCTATTGCGTTGAAAGGACGTATTCCAGTAAAGGTAGAAGGAACTGTTTCAAAGGGTGATTTTATTGTTGCCAGTTCTACGCCAGGAGTAGGTATAGCCTGCAATAAGTACATTGGTGGTGCAGTAATAGGTAAAGCTATAGAAGATAAAACCACACAAGGAATAGAACTAATAGAGGTAAAAATATAATGCCAGGAATAGTTAGAACTAATTTAGATCAACATGTAGGACATGCTAGTGCGTCACCTGCGCCTTTTCATAAAACAGCTTATGCCACAGGCTCGCCAACAACTTTTATTAACAACGAAAGGGTGGTTAGAAAAGGTGACACGACCTACTGCGGCGATCCTGCTGTAGGACATTCACCAACTGTATTCTGTGACGGTATTCCTGTACATAGAAAAAATGACGCAACAGCCGGTCATGCTAGTTGGGTTCCTAACAAGGCAGAAACAGGTTCAGATACTGTATTTGCCGAAGGCAAATAATACTTGACAAAATTATATAAAGACTCTATAGTATATTTTACATAGGAGATTGATATGACTAATAACACACATGAACAAATTGTTCAAGCATTTAATAATTATCTAGCAGAAGCAGAAACTTTTGAAGGTAAAGGTGTAAAAGCCGCTGCCGCTCGTGCTCGTAAAGCACTAGGAGATCTAGGTAAACTTACAAAAGATCGCCGTAAAGAAATCCAAGAACGCAAAAACGAAATGTAGTTGACATTTATAAAACTACATGTTATAAATATAAATGTAACGATGAAGCAGACCGAAAGGTTGACGGACCCGGGTTCGACCCCCGGCTGCTCCACCATAGATACATCTACAACTCCGAGAGAGTAGACCGAAAGGTGAAATAGTAGGAGAAGAACGTGGTGTATCTATGATGGGGCAGATCAAAACATATAACTGCAAACGACGAAAACTTTGCACTAGCGGCATGATCGCTACGGGGTAGTTATACCTTGTTACCAAAAATAGCAGGAAAGTGTTGCTCTCGAGCAACACTTTTCTTTTATAAAGGATTCCATGTCCTTTTCTATGGATAACAAAACATTAGTCTGATAATTAAAATGTCACACTAATTTAGAAAGGACACACATGCGTACATTAGCACTAGCTATGGTAGCCGCAATGGCTGCAACAACCGCTACAGCAATGGATTTGCCAGTAGCAGGTTTAGAACTAAACACAGAAGTAAAAGCATTTCGTATGGTAGATGCAGAAACAAATAATGTAACAGTAGAACCAGAATTACGTTTTACTACAGGCAAAGTATCAGTTTACTCAAGCTCACTCATAACTGTTTATGAAACAGGTCATGCTTCGGGTGATGACATTGCGATCCAAAATATTTGGGAAGATGGTCACAAGCCAGAACTAGAGTTTGGTGCAGAATTTTCGGCAAATGAAAAAGTATTGGTATATGGCGAAACATCGTGGGACTTTAACACAGAAGACCGCGGTGAAATAGAAGTAGGCGTATCTTTTAACTTCTAATAACGGGACAGGCTGTATGCCGTCCGAACTAAAGAGGCTCTTCGGAGTCTCTTTTTTTATGGCTAAATAAACATAGTATATATTGTAGGGTTATATTATGTTTAGTTTTGATATTGAAAACATAACCAAGGGCATAGGGGTAGTAACAGCATCATTTGCTATGATCGGTGGCGGCTACACTATGTGGGATAAATTATCAAGTAAAGACATTCTTACTTGGGCACCAGAACATTTTGAAGTGTCAGATGGTCCAAGAGACGGCACGTTTGATGTAATCGTGGCAAGAGAAAAGCACAGAGACGACTGTTCAGTTGAAGGATTTAGACTTGAAGTCAAAGACAGCAAGTATATGGTCCACACAGCAACACCAAGCGTGGCCAAGTTCTCTGGACCTGCCAGCGACAAAGTAGACAAGTTTGGATACTCGTTTACCATAGACGAAGAACATCAAGATATGATGCCAGTTGGAGAAGCAACTCTGTTGGTACACATAGATTATATGTGTCCAGAAGGGGCAGTGGTTGTTAACTACCCAGATCACGAGAACTTGAGGTTTATGATAACAGAATAATAGGGCATTAAACGGAGGGTTTACAATGCAAAATAATGAATATGACGTGACTGTCATTAAAGTAGTCGATGGGGACACAGTAGACGTAGATATCGATCTAGGATTTGGAGTAATGTTGAAAGATGAACGAGTTAGAATTATGGGCATTGACACTCCAGAGAGCAGAACT